GTCTGCAAATTCTGAAGAGTGGTCAGGAGTTGCACTTCCCTTAGTCCGTAAGGTCTTTGGTGAAATTGCAGCAAAGGATTTTGTCAGCGTACAGCCGATGAATCTTCCTTCTGGTCTAGTATTCTTCTTAGAGTTCAAGTATGGCACAGCACAACCAGGTTTTTCTGTTGGTGATCAAATTCATGGTACAACCAATGTAGCAGGAGATCCTTCCGGGGGTCTTTACGGCGCAGGCCGTTTTGGATATACGATTAACGAAGCCACTTCTGGCGCGTTAGCGTATGGAGCAACCGGTCATTCGGATGCAGCAGCTACTTGGGACGAAGTGAGTTTTGATCCTGCACTTTCAGCATCTGTCGCAGCATCCAGCCCAAACAAATTACGTAAGATTGTAGTTCGTTTGAGTGGTGATCAAGACAATGAAGGCGTGAGGGCATTTAAACCCTCTATGTCTGTTGGCGCAGACCTTACAGCGTATTATCCCGCTCATACCACAATTAGTGGCAATGACGTAACATTTTTTGTTCTTGGGACTACGCAAGATTCTGGTACAACAACAGTTGAATATCATAAAGCACCGACCGATATTACTAGAGGAGATTTTGAAGCTACCGCTGGTGATGCCGAATCGTCTGTGGGTATTCCAGAAGTTGATGTTTCATTACGATCCGAAGCGATTGTCGCTAAGACTCGTAAATTGAAAGCTATCTGGACGCCTGAATTCGCTCAGGACCTCAATGCATATCATTCAATCGACGCAGAAGCAGAATTGACTTCTATGTTAAGTGAATATATTTCGATGGAAATCGATCTTGAAATACTTGACATGTTGATCAAAAATGCTCTTACTACAGAGTACTGGTCTGCAAAGGTTGGTTTTGAATATGACGGGTCTGGTACAAATGAAGCTGCTTGGACTGAGATATCTGGAGCATCTAATGCTTATACTAAAGGTGACTGGTATCAGACACTTGGTATTAAGATGCAAAAAGTTAGTAATAAGATTCATCAAAAAACCTTGCGTGGTGGAGCAAACTTTGCAGTTTGTGGTCCAGACATTGCAACGGCAATTGAATCTATTCCTGGCTATGCCTCAGATTCGAATGGTGACTCCGCAAGTTTCGCAATGGGTGTGCAGAAAATTGGAATGCTCAACAATCGTTGGACAATCTATAAGAACCCTTATATGCTACAGGATACAATCCTGATGGGCTTTAGGGGTGCTGCATTCTTAGAAACTGGCGCTGTATACGCACCATACGTGCCTCTTATCATGACTCCTCTGGTATACGATCCTGACAACTTTACTCCACGTAAAGGCGTCATGACTCGTTATGCTAAGAAGATGGTAAGACCTGAATTCTATGGTAAAGTTATCGTTGCTCATAGCAACCATATCTAAATCTTAGACTAAGATCGCTAATCAAATTAGGGGATGGATATTTTATATCTATCCCCTTTTTTATTCTATAAGATATTTATTATTGAATAAAGCGCTTTAATGTTACATAGGAGAATAAGCCATGGCTTTAAAATGGGACGGCACTGCCGGAGCAATATTAGATTCTACACCGTTTGGATTTTATGATGCAGAGACAGCATATCAAACAGATGGTCCAAAGGTTGCTATTTGGTGTGCACAACGATTGGGATATCCAATACAGGATGTAGAATTAATTTCTGGATCTTTCTATGCAGTTTTTGAAGAGAGTGTAACAGAATATTCATCCCAAGTTAATCAATTCAATATTAGAGAAAACATGTTAGCACTTTCTGGTGCAGAAACAGGTTCAAATTTTACACATAGAGAAATATCACCTTCATTGGGAGGAATGATAACTATAGCTGAAAATTATGGTACTGAAGCAGGCTCTGGTGGAAATGTAGACTGGAAACAGGGATCAATAGATGTAGTTTCTGGATCTCAAAAGTATGATTTAGATGTATTATGGGCAAATGTTTCAGAAAGTAGTGCTGATATAGAGATAAAGAGAATTCATCATGAAGCACCTCCAGCTATAGTTAAGTATTTTGATCCATTTGTTGGTAGTACGTTTGCAAATCAAGGAATGTTGGATATGTTTGGATGGGGTAATTATTCTCCCGGGGTTCAATTTATAATGTCGCCAATGTATGCAGACATACTTAGATTGCAAGCTATAGAATTTAATGATCAAATTAGAAAATCAGGATATAGTTTTGAATTGATCAATAACAAATTAAAAATCTTTCCAATACCAACAAACAGTATTAAACTTTGGTTTGAGTACATAGTAAAGAAAGACAGATCAAATCCATTAAAAACAGCAGCAGGTAGAGCTTCTGATTATTCAAATGTTCCATATGAAAATATGAAATATACAAATATTAATGATGTTGGAAAGCAATGGATACGGAAATATACTTTAGCTCTATCTAAAGAATTATTAGGTTCAATACGAAGTAAGTATGCAAGTATTCCTATACCTGGAGCTGAAATAGCTTTGAATGGCGCAGATTTAAAGCAAGAAGCACAAACAGAAAAGGATGCTTTGATTGAACAATTAAGAGAAAATTTATTAGCAGCAGCAAGAAGAGCACAATTAGAAAAAGATAAAGAAGAATCGGAAAATCTTATGGAAACTCTAAGGCGAGTACCATTAAAGATTTATATTGGATAGTTAAATGGCACAATTTGTTAGTCAAAGAGATATAGACTTTTTTGATGGATTAAATTCTGAATTGATAGATTCCATTATAGATACTAAAATTAATGTTTTTAAGGTATCTCTTCATGATACAGAAGTTAATTTGTATGGTGAATCTACAAGTAAGGTTTATTTTTCAGGAGTAATTGTTGGATGTCTAATTACACCAGACGATTCAGCAGTAGACATGGTAGAATATGGACCAGATATTAGTCAAGCAGTTTCTTTTGCATTTCATAAAAAGACATTACAAGCTCAGAACTTATATTTAGAAATTGGTGACATAATAGAATGGAATAGTGGATACCACGAGGTAAATAATATTATTGAAAATCAATTTATAAGTGGACAAACTGCTCATAGTCATTCAATAGTATGTACAACCCATTTAACTAGAAAAAGTAAACTTAAGTTAGAACAAATTCGTTCTGGCGGAACATTAGTAAACATATAGGATAAAAGATGGCTCACGGAGACACTATACGAGCAACAGTATTACCTAAAAGTCAGTATGAGATATCTACTGGTAAAATAAAGGGTATAAATAGAGCTAAAATTAGATCTAGAAAATCCGATTTGTTGGGAGATTTTTCTGTTGGTTTTTATCAAATAGACGATGCTATAAAATATTATTTTGATAATGTTATTAAACCAACAGTTATTGAAGATGAAGAGATGATTAAAGTTCCAATAATATATGGTTCTCCTGAGCGTTGGAAAGCTATGCAAAGAGATGGGTACTATAGAGATCCTAAAGGAAAAGTTATTCTTCCACTTATAATGTATAGACGAACTAGTATTGCTAAAAATGATGCTATTCCTACAAGTGCTTTAGATGCAAATAACCCAAAGTTATTTTATACTTTTCAAAAGAAGTATAATAGTAGAAATAAATATGATAAATTTTCAGTGCTTCAAGGAGTAAATCCATCAAAACAATTTTATAATGTTATTATGCCAAAATATGTTACATTAACATATGAAGCAATAGTTTTTACTGAATATTTGGAACAGATGAATAAGATAGTAGAGGCTATTCAGTATAGTGAAGGTGCATATTGGGGAGATGCAGAGAAATTTAAATTTAGATGTAATATAGAAAGCTTTGATAATGCAATAGAAATGGATGCTGCAGGAGATAGATTAATTAAAACAACATTCAATATGACATTTTTAGGATATATTATTCCTGATTCTATAAATAAAGAAATAAGTTTAGAGGATCCTAATCCAGTGTCCTCATACAGTCCATCTTCTGTAATGGTGTCAACAGAAGTAGACAATGTTTCTTCAGTATTTGCAGTTGCTCCTCAGGCAGAAGGAGCAGCACAAGCAATGCCTGGAGCAATACCGTCTGTTTCTGTATCTAGTGAAAATATTTTTGGTTCGTTTCAATCAGTTTATGATTATTTACAAACTGCAAACGAAGTAACTGGATCAACAGTTAATTCAAATAATGTAATATTTATAAATACTAGTTTAGTAGATCCCCCATCAGATCTTCGAGCACAAAACACTTCAGATTTTATGGTATTTGTTAATGGTCAAAGGGTTGGTGATGATTCTATAACATTAATTCAAGAGTCTATTGTTAGCGCTATTCCTAGAATAACTGTAAATTTTGATACTACAAAATTAAAGTATACATTAGACGCAGATGATGAAGTAACATTATGGGGTAAAGTAACTGGATCTGGAGTCCCAATAACATAAGGAATAAGTAATGCCTAAAATAAAAAGTAAACAGCTTAATCCACATTTTACAGGATCATTTGATGTTTCTGGATCTTTAGCTATAGATGGACAATTAATTGCTAGACAAATTGAAGCAGACACTAAGGCATTGATTGTTTCTGGTGCTATGGACATAGCTAAATCAGCAGTTGCCAGTGCATCTATAGCCATTGAAAACTTAGGAGTATGGGGAGATAGAGATTTAGCATCAATAATAGATTTAGGTGAATTTCAATAGAATAAAATAAGATAATAGGGATATTTATAGTTAGGAGATAAAAGATGCCGCAAATTATAAAACATCGACGAGGACCAATAGAAACGCTAAAGGCTATAACGCCATATAAAGGTGAAGTTGTATTTACAACTAGCTCTTTAGGTAATATAATTGGTCCAAATCTACATATTGGAGACGGTACACAGCAAGGTGGTTTCCTTGTTAACAGATTACAATATGGCGCAACACCACCTGCTCTTGCTGGAGTAAATACGGTAATGAATGACATTCCGTTTTATGACACAGACGATAAGATTTTATATAGATTAAATAGTGGTGGACACGTAAATTTAGATTTAACAGGAAATATTAAAGATAGAACAATTGCTGGTACATTAGATATTACTGGTAGATTAGATGCACAAGCAGATATACATGTAACAGGTTCTGCATATATTAGTGCAGATATTCAATTAGATGATAATAGATATATTGGTATAGATTCCGATACCAATTTGATGCAGCTTAAAGATCAAGAAGTAAAAATAAACGGTGTTTTGTCTGCATCAAGTGATTTATGGGTAGGCGGTGATGTTCATGCAGTTGGAAGTGTTACATTTGAAGCTGGTTCATCTGGAACAATCACTTTAGGATCTGGGGCCGATGATGATATCGCTGCAGTTGGTGATTTTATTTCGAGTTTAATACCAAACGCAAATAGTTTATACGATTTAGGTAGTACTGGCCAAAGATGGAATAATTTGTGGTTAAGTGGATCACTCACAGCAAATGGAGGTCCACACGATATTGATTCTGATTCAACAATTGCTATTGATAGTGTTACTTCAACAACAATTAATGCAGTTACAACTTTAACTGCTAAAGGGGCTACTGGAGCAACCTTTGGTGACGATGTAGGTACTTGGGAATTTGATGGTGCAGGAGCCTTATCTGAAACAGGAATTACCACCTTTAGTGTAACACCATCAAGTACTTTGTATATGCAAGGCGGTGGAGTTTCTAGATATGGTGATGATACGGCTTATTGGAATTTTGATGGAGCAGGTGCAGTATCAACCACAGGAATAACAACATTTGATTTAGATGGGTCAGGGGTAATTTCAGTTAATTCCAGTGCTGGTATAATTAATATTGGTAATGATGATATTGATCAAGCTATTAATGTTGGAACAGCTGGAGTAAGATCAATTAGCGTTGGTAATGCTCTCGCAACAGCGGTGACTGCAGATGCATTAGCAATTACGCTTACTTCTGTAAATGCTCTTACAGCAACAGATGGAACTGCAACTTTTACGCTGGGAGGATCTGGAGCCACATCAATATCTGGTGCAACAACATTTGATATAGATAGTACAGGAGCAATGGCTTTTAATTCTAGTGGAGGTGCTATTGGAATTGGTAATGATGCAGTTGCCCAGAGCATAAATATTGGAACTGGAGCAGCCGCAAGAACAATTACAATTGGTAATGTAACCGGTACGAGCGCAGTCAATTTAAATGCAGGCACTGGTGGAATAGCTTTAGCATCAACTGGCGCCGGCGATATAGTTATAAATTCTGATGATACATTATTACTTGATTCTGATGGAGTTTTAGAACTTAATACAGCTGGTGGTGCAATCAACATTGGAACTGACGCAGTAGCTGTTAATACTACACTTGGCAATTCAACTGGCGCAACTGCTTTAGTACTAACTGCTGGAACTGGTGGAATTACTATGGCTGCTGGAGCAGCTTCAAGTCTTACAACATCTGCCGGCGCAATTACAGTTGATGGTAAAACAGGAATAAATTTTAAAGAAAGTGGTGTTGATGTAATAGCTATAGATACTGCAAGAGATGTATTATTCAGTAGAACTGGTGGTTCAAGTGCAGATCCAGATGTAGAGTTTGATGGTTATGTGAGATTTGACGGCACATCTGAGTTTGACGGCGCAGTTGATATGGATTCTACTTTAGATGTTGCAGGATTAACAGATTTTCAAAATAATGTTCACGTACACGGTGATTTACAGGTAACTGGATCAACATACATCGCAGGAAATTTAGAAGTATTAGGAACAACCACAACTATAGATTCTACAACAGTACAAATTGGTGATAATATACTTGAATTAAATACTGCTGCTGCAGCTGCAGATGCTGGAATTTATGTCTATGATACAACTGAGGCTGATCAGACCGGTTCAATTTTATGGGACAGAACAGGTAATTATTGGAAGGGCGGAATAAAAGATAGTGAATATAGATTACCAGAACAGGCTGCAGCTGGAAATTTAACAGAAAATAAACCAGTAATTGTAGATGGAAGCGGTAGATTAGAATCTTCAGCTAATATTACAGATGATGGTACCTCTATAGATTTTAATAATAAAGATTTAACACAAGTTAATAAATTACGAGGTGTAGATGTAAACACATTTGTAGATCTTGGAGATTCTGGAAAAGTTGTAACTAAAGGTGGTGTACAGCCTTCAGCAACTGGTGCAGATGATTTAGGTGTAACTAATAAAAGATACGCTAATTTATGGTTATCTGGAAATGCAGATATAGATGGAAATTTAGATGTAGATGGAATAGCCAATTTAGATGCTGTTGATATAGATGGAGCAACACAAATAGACGCAGCCGTAACTGTTGGTGTTAATGACACTGGATATAATGTTAAGTTTTTTGGAGCAACCGCCGGACAGCATCTCTTATGGAATCAAGCCACAGATGAACTTGTTCTAACTGGAGATAGTAAGTTATCATTTAATGATCAAGCTGGTGGAGAAAGTATCGTAGCATCTGCAGATGGTCATTTAGAAATAAACGCAGGAACAACATTAGATATAACCGCTCCTACTGTTGATGTTAATGTTTCAACTAAACTTAATATTGATGGAAATGTAGATCTTAATGGAACTTTAGATGTTTCAGGAGTTTTCGATTATACTAGCACAGGAACATTTAATGATGCAGTAACATTTGCTGCAGCTTCAGACATGACATTAAATTTTGCAAATGGAACAAATGCTCCACAAATGATGTGGAGAACTCCAGCAGATGCAGTAAGATTTGTAACAACACCGCCTACAGAAGATTTAAATGGAGATATAGAAGCGCATTCTAGCGGTAGTTTATTATTATATGATGGAGTAGATGGATTTTATCATACAAGAATTATTGATGGTGGACAATTTTAGTACATACTAAACCCACCTTGGTTTTAACAAATACCGGCTAAATAGCCGAACGGAGAAGTCATAGATATGGCAAGTCATCAGACTATCAAACTTAAAAGGTCTGCTGTAGCAGGCAATGTAGCAACTGCGGCCAAAGTAGATTTGGGCGAGCTGGCTATAAATACGGCCGACGGTAAGATATTTTTTAAAAGAGGCGACGACTCAATTCAAACAGTTCTTACAACTAATGCATTAGTAACTGGTTCATTAGATCTATCTGGAACTCTAGCAATTAGCGGTTCTACAAGTTTAGGAATAGATTCAGCAGATAGACACGATATAACTGGGTCAATGTATACGGCTGGAAGCATATATGCTCAAGGTAGTGGAAGAATTTATGAAGCAGGAACGTCAGTGATTGACCATGCCACAGCAATGGCAATAGTTTTTGGAGGATAATAATGGCTAATAATTTTATAAACGCAGCAAAGGCAATTGGAGATTCAGCAACAACATTATATACAGTGCCATCAGCAACAACGGGAATAGTTCATGCAATATATGTTTCAAATATTCATGCAACAAATGATGGAACAGTAGATATTTCTGTTACAGATACTAGTCAATCTAATACTGTTTTTAGTATTGCTAAAAATATAAGTGTTCCACAGGGTTCATCTGTAGTTTTTGAAAAACCAATTAATTTAGAAGCAACAGACATATTAAAATTGACTGCAAATGCTACTAGTACTATAGAAGCCTTTGCAAGTATACTAGAAATAACATAATGTCAGAGATTAATTATATAGGAAAAAATATATTTAATCACGATCTTATTATTCGTAAGGGTGACATAAGTGGTTCATCAGCTTCAACAGGGTCTTTTGGATATGTATTAGGCCATTCAGTCGAAGCAGCATCAGATTCAACAATTTCTGGGTTGGCAGATAGTCATGTTTTAGTATATACTGGAAGTCTAGGAAAATGGGTAAATAAAGGATTAAGTTCAGAATTAGTAGGACTAGGACAAAGACATAAACATACTCAAAGTTCAGCGAATGTAACTTGGACAGTGTCTCATAATATGGGATTTCAATATCCCAATATCGATGTTTATGATAATAATGATAAATTAGTAATTCCAACAGAAGTTACAGCAACAAGTGCAGATGTTTTAACTATTACATTTGATTCG